TACTGCAAAAAAACGATAAGGCAAGCCCAAAGACCAAGCAAGATAATCATTGTCGCCTTGCGTACCTTCTGCTTCATGAATCCAACGCATGGCCATGTCGTAGTCCTTGGCACCAATGCTGATCATTTCAGCAACACGGCGTTCAAACTTTTCAACAGCGATGGCTTCTTCAATCTCACGAGCAATATCGTTAGACTTCATGATCTCGCACAGCTCTTCCAGCTCTTTATCGAACTGTTCCAAAGTCCAAGAACTGGTATCGATGTGGCGTGGGCGAAAACCATGGGCATCTTTGTATGCGTCCCAAAAAGTGCAGGCTGCCTGCTCTAAAGGAGTCAACTCTTCCCAGCTCTTAAATTCTTCGCTCATTTTGAATTCCTTTTTAGTTACTATACAAGTATTATACTGCCAAAACCAATTTGTGTCAATTATTCGTCATCTTCAACATCAATAACTGGTACTGGTTTGACAGCTGGCGGCCTACCTGCCTTGGGCTTGCCCCAAGCACTTGCTACGCTTTCGCCTTCGGGGCGGCCACTAACACCAGTGGCAATTTGCTGAACAACGCCGCCTTTGGCCAAAAATTCTGCCAAGGCCGCGTCAGAAGCTTCGTTGAGTCGTTTATTAAGAGTTGACATTGTTTTCCTTATACACTTAGGTTCATAATACGGGAATCGTGTTCCATGAAACTTACTTCAAAAGGAACAAAAACTTCATGTCCTACGCGGCTATGCTGGCCCTTGGGCTGTACTGCATCGTCGAACACATCTTTGACAACGGTAATAACATAGCAGTCATAACCTTTGTTGTCGATTTTGGTAACAACACCTTCTACGTAGCAATCGCCACGGCCAACCATGGGTTTAAAATCGTATGCACGGATAGTTTGACCTACTTGAGCAAAGTTTGCAAATTTAAGCATTTTCAGTTCCTTTTTAGTTACTATACAAGTATTATACTGCCAAAACCAATTTGTGTCAATTATTGGTTTAAACTTTAAGCAGAACTTCTTTTGGGTCTGCTGTCAATCAGCGTAGCCGTCTTCTTCCCAGCCGTATTCCGTTGCTATAACGCCCGCATCAGTTATATCAGTTGCTTGAGCAATAGAATCTGCCTCTTCAGCTGTCTCTGCTTGTACTTCCAGCGTAAGCTCTACAGTCTGCTTGTAATAAAATGTCTTCATCTTATGCTCCTTTGTTTCTAAGTTGTTATTATACTGCCAAAACCAATTTGTGTCAAATTACATGGTCCAAAATGACTCGCTAGCAGGCGAGCAGAAGTTGGGAGTATTGACGTCTTCCATGTACTTTTTACCTGACATCAAATTTGTACGCTCCACCATGTTAGGTTTGTAAGTTTTGGTATCAACGATACTCAGTTCACCGGCACTCCAGCCTGCTTTGTTGCAGAGACGGGTCCGTGTAGCACGAGCGGCACCAAAAGTCTTGTAACTACGGGTACGATTTGAACCATCTGTAACGATAAGTCCAGTGCCACGAGCGATAACATAATAAGCCATTTTCTAGTCCTTTTGTGTCTGTATGTAAGTATTATAATGCCAAAACCAATTTGCGTCAATCAAAAGGCTTTGAACAGGCCAATAACGCATACAGTGATGGCTACTACATTGACTAACATCTGTGGTTTATTTGCAACACGATAACTCCAAATTGCAAAGCAAAGACCTCCTAGCAATCCGCAGATTGGATCTAGGCCCAAATCTCTAAAAAAGTTCATCAGCACATACATCGCTAAGATGAAAAATGTGCCTACCCATTGGATAATGTTGTTTGTGTTTTCTTTAGTCATGCTGTATTATAACACTCAAAACCAATTTGTGTCAATTAAATGAAAAATGGAGCATCAGCCCCATTTCTCATTGTACTTCTTCATGGCCAGTTGTCTGGCCAACCATAATCGAAATTTCACATGATCTGATAAAGGAGTATCGTCATCAACTAGTTTACCAAATTTGTTGCTTTGTCGATTGCGACCAAATGTGACATCATCGTCGACTATGATGTCATCATTATCGTCGATGTCCCGTTTACTTAGCGGCGGGAGTTGTAGCTTTTGGCTCGTCTTTCTTTGCAGGCTTGGCTGCTTCGCTTTTTGCAGGCGTAGCTTCTGATTTAGCTTTGTTATTAAGAGGCTCTGGCTTGGCAACCTTAGGCATCTCTTTTGGAGTTGCTGGAGCGGCTGTGGTAGCTTCTGGCTTCTTAACAGCTTCAACTTTGGCTGGTTCTGCGGCAAATGCTGATGCTACGAATGCTGTAGCGATTAGGGTGGCGATTAATTTCATGATAAGTTTCCTTTAAGGTTAATATGCAGAAAAATTTAACTGCATATATATATAACGCGGCAGCTCGTTATTCCGTTGACACTAGAGTCATTCATTCCAAATGTTGTCTACCAATTTTAATTGGTTGGCCATTTCTACACTGGTTATGTGTATGAGCAAGGCACGTCTTGTTTGGTCTGTACTATTTGGCATGGTGCTGTGCAGTACTCTGGGATTATAAAATAACACATCCCCGGGATTCATTTCTGGTTGATATACACCCGCCATGAATAGATCGTTATACACTCCGCGATAACTGTCTTTGACAATCCAATTTTTTGTGTGACTTTCAGGCAATAGTCCAGTGCCGCCATTTTCCTTAGTAAATTTACACAAGGGTATAATACATTGTACACCCAATAATTCCTTACTGTCGTGCCATTGATCAAATCTGTAAGGTGTATCTATATGTGGTTTGATATATTTGTTGTTGGGAGTATTGCTGATAATGTCTGCAACATAAACACAAGGAGTATCAAACAATTCTTTGGTTCTGTCAACCAGTATGTGGCTAACTGCATCTACTTCAAACCAATCGTGTAATTGTTGACTCCACCAATATGCAAAATCTGCACATTGGTCAATGACATTGCCGGGCCAGTATTTGTTATTGACATCGTGTGCTCTTGTGGGATAAAGATCCCTGTGTCGGCCATCAATCTTGGCAATTAACGCAGGATCGATTGCGTTTTTAACAACGACAAATCCAAACGTTTTTAATAGATAGCTTAGTCCTTGATGCTCCATAGATTTATATCGCCTTGATAAAGTGTAAATTCAAATGCGTCCATTTCGTTGAACAAGACCAACTGTCTTTTGCTAAGATAGTATGGCCATGTCATACGTTGATCTAACATTAATAATGTTCTGTTAAGAACCTTGTATTCTTTGGGGAATTTGATGGGGTAAGTTTTCCAGATGCTTTTTGCCAAGTCAAACCCTTGTGCAGTAAATCTGGTACCTTTTGTATTTTTATATATTTGAAAGAAGTTTAATTCGTGCTGAACTGACGTTTCAATCTCTTTAAAGACCTGCTTACTTATCGGCTCGTTTGATGAGGTCTGATTCATTAACAGTAGTTCCTTTTTTGAATTCAACTACAGTAAAATCATTACATTTGAACAACTTGTTTAATTTTTCCATGAGATTGAAAGCATGACCCGAGTTACTAAAACTGACTTTTTTATATTTTGGTCCTGGATAGTCTTGTAAGCTATTCAAAAATGTTCTCAAGTTAAAAGGCTGATCTTTGTAAAAAACTGCATAAATCGCGTCGGCTTCAAGTACTTCCTCGCTTTTATAAGTTTGAGGATCAACATAAGTTAATAGTATCGTCGGTTTAGGTCTGGCCATCGTTATCTCCCAATATTATTTATCAAGAGACACAATTAAAAGCTTATTTAATTTTTAATGAAAGAACCGCCATTTAATGCGGTTATACGCGGTGATTGATTTTGATCAGATGCTTCTAGCACATCAGCTAATAACATATTGATTTCTGACAGTAAGTCTATCGCTTTGGCTCTGTCTAATACAATTTCTTTACGACCTAGATTGTTGGCTTGACTAACTAAGGCACTAAACTGCTTAATCGTCGAGTATTGTTTCATCTTTTTTCTGACCTAATACTACTTTGAGATCCATCTTAGTTCTAAAAGGGCCCACATGCACATTGGTTTGGATAGTAGTCAATCTTGGACATAAACTGCATACCCACCCATTTTTAAATTTCAAACCATACCAACCTGCTACATGCAAACTTTTACTGGATTCTTTTTTTGTAAAAACCGGATATCCATTTACATCTTGTACGTTAAACACTTTTTCTTGATCAGTAGGATAACCCATGACTTCTAAATGTCCACCATGCGTATAATCTCTAATAACAAATTCAATACCCAGTTCTTTTAATTTGCTGGTATCTGCAACAACATAATCGTTGCGATTGAGATTGATAGAGTAGCTATCATCTTTAAAATTCATCATGCCCACACGCTTAGAATTTTCTTCTAAGATCCAAAACTTATCTTTAATTACACTTTTTGCCAAAATCATTTATATGTTGCTCCCAGATATTCGCCATGTTCGGTCATCTTGTCAGCGACTGCCACAAGATTCCATTTACTACAAAACTTAACAAAGTGCATGCCTACTTGGGACACACGGTCTTTGTTGACTGCTGTACTAATTGTTTCGTCTAATGCTAGTTTAATATCTTCTGGTTGCTGTGTCAAGTCAATTAACTGCAAATTGGCAAGATAACGATCACGCACACGATGTTCAGCCCCTTCGTGGTCAACCCAACGTTGCAACATGAGATTGTTCCAATTGTAGCCTTTGGTATCTCTATCAGCAAAGGCTTCACGCAGGCCTACTTTGTTCTTTGTACCTTTTTCACGCACACCTGGATACGCACTGAACACATTGTCACTGCTGTCACCACGCATACATTTCTCAAATAACAACCATTGTGGATCTGGCGGAGCCAATTCTTCTTTGGTCTTTTTATCTTTAACACGTTTGTTTTTGTCGTCATAGATACCTTCGACAGTAATTAACTGTTTACTGATACCATTGTACTGACGAACATTTGGTGCTAATAATTGGTAAAAGTCGCTGTCACTGCTGACAATAACATGCTGATCTTCTGGATGATTTTGAATCCAACGTGCAATAAAATCATCTGCTTCGCAACGACCATGTTGCAATACTGTGCAGTTGGTCTTAGACCCTAGATAGTCTTTTAGTTGGTCAAAGGCTTCCCAGAACAGTTTATCTTCTTCGGCCTCTTTGGGACTTAGTGCGGCACGAGCGGCCGCACGATTGGCCTTATAGTTAGTGTCAACATCCTTACGCCAAGAGCGACCTTCGAGGCAGATTACCACGTGACTGCCTTTAAAGTCACGCCATACTTTGGCAATACTGTTGAACATAATGTGATAGGCCATGCCTACTTTTGTTTCAGCATCTTCACCGCGTACCACATGTCTTGCACGAAAAAACATGTTAGCGGCATCTACTAGTAAATACATTTTATCCATTCAGGTAGCTATTAATAAGTTGTTGATCAATACGATCTCTAAACTGTAAATTAAATTCTTGCAATAGTTGCATAAACTCTGCGTATTCTTTCACAGTTAAAAGAGTTTCGTTCTTAGTGTCGCTGTCATCAGTTCGTTCCATAGTCACTAATATATGACTATCCCCTACCCAATTAACAGCTAAGTCCCAGTTTGGTTTTGTTGACATAATGTATTGTATAGCCTATTGACTTTAAAGTCAAGATTTCTTACGCTTTTTGGGTAATATGTCTGCATTGGCCACAAACTTTGATTCTTCGTCCAATTGCTGTCCAATATTTTTACACAAATCGGTAAACCATTTGTCCACAATCTCTTCGTCGTTTTTACCAGAGTAGCCGTGTTCCTTAAGGAAAACAATAAAAGGTTGATTCCAATCCAATTCCATAAAGCCTTGATTTGGATTACCTTGATCAAAATTAGTATTGATAACATTGACCCAAGGCTCGTCGCTGTCTTTGGGACTGACTTTCTTTGGCTTTGGCTCTTTTGAGACTTCTATTGGCTTTTTGCCAAACAAATTTTTAAACGGATTTTGCATGATCTTCCTTGAATTTCTTTACATCTTCGATGGCGGTTAACAATGTGTTGGCATAGTTAACAGTCTGTTGCTCGCTCATAACAATGCTGGCTTCATATTCAATATAGCCCTGAGTCAGCAACGTCCATATTATTTTCCAACGACTGGATTCCCACCATTTGCTTTTTTGTTGTGTGTATGTGATCACTGACACACCAGTGTCTTCAGCTTCGATCCAAACATCATGGTTGTGATTTTGATCGCTACACTGACACACAACTCGATAGGTTATCGAGTTGCCCCAATCATTGAGTGTTAAAATTCCTACTGCTGGAGTTTGTGGTTCCATAATCTTCTTTAAAATTTGTAAATTGGTAATGTATATACAGGATCAGTCCAGCATTTTCTAGTGAATTGTATTTCTAATCTACTTTTACTATTGTAATATCGAATCTTCAAAAAGTCTTTGTCGCCTATACCACTTATGTGCATCATTTTTTTAGTGAATCTAAAGAATTGCTCCGAGTATTGTGGTACGTCTTTAGTCACTTTGAAACAGCACAGATTGCAATTTAAAGTTTCTTTCTCTCTGCAGATACCGATCAAATAGTATTGATCAAATTTCATCGCTTTGTTGAACCAACCATCAACATATAATTTCCACAATGATTGCGTATCCTTATTAGCAAAGAATTGTTTAGCATCTTGATTGAAATTTTGATACATACTGGCTTCAGTAGTTTCTTTTTTGTTTTTACTATAGCTGACTGATTTGACATCTCCACCGACTCCGGGAATAATCATAACATCTATTAAACTATGACCTGCACCCCACCATTCTGCACCTAGTATACTATCGGTAACAGCATACTCCCATAATTCTTTTCCTAAGCTTAAAGGCCGCCCTTTGCTAATATGTTTTCTTAAAGGAGCAATTATAGGATCCATTTCGTTTTGAAATCTAGAAACAAAGTCTGCACCAAGCAGATTCAATGTTTCGTCGATAGTCATGGGAATTATCATTTGATCCAATGTTGTGATAATACCATCAAGCTTAACCAAGCCCACATGGTGTTAAAGCCCACTAATGTTGGCAAGGCCTTTTTACGACTTGCCCAAATAAGTGTTACGCTGGTTAGCAATGTTAGATAATACAATTCCCAGATTTGAATACCAAATACTAGACCTGGAATAATGATAATGGCCTTGGCCCACCAGCTGACAAACTCCACAGTATTGTAAGCTGTCCAATATTCTCGAGTAAACCACATGGCATAGCAATCACGCATATTGCGCCAGCCAGTATGAGTATAGCAGATTATCATTAATACTAGCCATATACCCACCGCTACATAAATTTGTTCGTTTGTCATATTATTTTCCCCATCCGTTTGACCATATGTCTACATGCAGTCTTGGGCTATATCGATAGCCTCTTTTTAATGCTTCATCAGCCACTTGTCTGATGTTAGCAAAAT